ATGAGGGCTCGCATCATCAGGCCAGGTTTTTGGTCCGACCAGGCTCTTGGCCGGCTGCCGATCGGTGCCAGGCTGCTTTTTGCTGGCCTATGGTGCCTCGCCGATCGCGAGGGCAGGCTCATCGACAGCCCGCGGTGGATCGCAGGCCAGTTATTTCCGTATGACGACGATGGTATCGACGATGACGTGCGCCGCTGGCTGGCCATGCTGGAATCTGGCGGGTTCATCGTTCGATATGAGTCCGAAGGAACACATTGCATCGCAATTGCAAACTTCAAGAAGCATCAGCCAATTCATCCGAAGGAAAGCGCTTCCACTCTTCCACCGCCAAGCGAGACCAAACGACGGCACAAACGTGGTCAGGAAACAGCTGAGCCGCGGACAAGGCGCGGAAATTCCACGGCCACGCTGCGGTCACGCCATGGAAATTCCACGGCGTCACATATGACCACATCTGAAGTGCCCACATCTGAGTTTTCAGATAGTTATCCTGTGGAAGCGGTCACGGAAATTTCACGGCTAGGCCATGGCATTTCTACGGCCGAGCCAGGGAGATTACACGGCGGTATTACTTCTACTTCTACTACTTCTATCCCTACTTCTACAAGCGGCGCCGTACGTAAACTTCCGAACACCCCCCCTACCCCCCATGGGAGTTCGCCGCCGCCGCTTGCCCACGCTGAGATGGTCTCTGCCCCTGCGCATTCCGCTCCGGCAATCGAGCGGAGAGCTGGCAGCATCGAGTCAGCGCCGAAACAAGACCTGCCGGAAGTGTCGTCTGGCCAGGCAGCAGGAATGCCCGCCGCTGCGGCTGGCGTGGCTCAGGACGCGCCGACGGAGCCCTGGACGGCCTCGCCCTGCGGCAGGCCTGCGGCGCGCGCTCTACGGCCAAATTTGCGAAACATAAGCGGCGCTAATACTGGCATGCAGAGATTGGGTGACTTCGCCGTCGAGGTGACTCGGCGCATGCTGCTCGACTGGATGGAGCGGCAGGCCGGCAGGCTGCCTCCGCCGGATGACGAGATCTGCCGGCGGCTCGTGGTGGCTCACGGGATGAGCCTGGACCGGTTGCGGGCCTGGCTGCTGTGGCTGCGGCGCCGTGGGAAGCGGCCTGAGAGCGTGCAGAGCTGGGGCTGGTTTGTTCATCTGGCTGAGGTGGAGGGCACGAGTGATGAGCCGACGGCTGAGGCCATGGCAGCGGGAGGTGCGGCTTGAGTGAGCGGACGAGTGGAGCATCATGGATCTCGACATCCCAGGCAGCTCGACTCCTGGGTGTCAGCAATGATACTGTGCTGCGCTGGATCCGTGCTGGGAAACTGAATGCATGGCGGCTAGACTCGAGCTCGCACTGGCGGATCCCGCGGGCTGCGGTGCAGGACATGCTCCGGTCCGGCGTTTGCGGCGCTTGCGGCGTTTTTGACACTGAAACAAAGTCCGTGCATTCTGTTTCCGAGGACCCCTGAGACACGGGCGCCGGGGCGCACGGGCCGCAAGGCCGAATACCCCGCAGGACGCGGCGGCGGGGCCGCACATTGCGGACGCCGCCGCTTCAGGAATAATCGTGTCCATACCGCTATATTCGGCGGCCGGGAATCGGCTCGACACCATCAGTTGTCACGAACTTGCCAGGCTTCAGGCCTGCGGCCGTATTGCACGTGTGGTTAGGCGCCGCGACGGCAGTCCGGTGCGGGCCTACCTGCTGCCGCGCGACGGTTTGGAAAGCCCGGGATATCTTACAGCTTACATGGGGCAACGGTATTCCTACCAGCAGCAGCTCGTGAACTGTCGCGTCTGGTCATTGCGGCGGTTGGGGCGGGGCGCGGAGCTCCGCCCCGTTTTTTGGGCGGTGCTAAAGTCATGTCTTCGGCCAGCCGATGGATCAGGAAAGGATCATGGAAGGGAGCCCTATCATCATCATCCTGCCGCCGGATTTGTGCCAAGCGGGATCAGCAGTGTAAACACCATCCGGCCATCTGAGGGTATTACCCGAACGGCACTCTCAGTGTCTGCGGGTCCTTCCGGAAGCCTGGCAGGGGCCGGTGGATCGATTGCACGCGTTCGCTAGCGTGACACCCTGAAAAGTGGGAAAAAAACCACTCAAACCGGCTGCAACAATCAAGAGACCACGCGGCAGGCCGCGGCTCCCGATGGAGTCGATGGAGCAGGCGCGGCGGAGGAAGGAGATAGCGCTCGCGGATTTGCGCGAGATGGAAGCGCGGAAGCGGCGCGGCGAACTGATCGAGGTGGAGGCCGCGCGGAGGCAATGGGCGGAAGGGCTGGCGATTCTGAGGGATCGGATGCTGGCTTTGCCTGACAGGCTTGGAGCCCGGCTGGCACACCGGGACGAGGGCGCAGTGCGGGCAATGCTGCGTGACGAACTGGAGGTTGCACTGAGGGCAGTCTATGATGGGGGCGGCGGTACAGGCTGACTTCGCGCAGCCAGATGCAGTCTGGCGCGACGCTCTTGCGGCGCTGCTGCCGCCGCCGCGGCTGACGGTGAGCGAGTGGGCGGACCGGCATCGTGTGCTGGACAACACCAGTCCCGAGCCGGGCCCGTGGCGTACGGATCGCACGCCGTATCTGCGGGAGATCATGGATTCGCTCAGTCCGAGCGCGCCTTGCGAGCGGGTGGTGTTCATCAAGGCGGCTCAGGTCGGGGGCACGGAGGCGCTTCTCAATACGTGCGGCTACCTGATGGCGCATGCTCCGGCGCCGATCCTGCTGGTGCAGCCGACCGTGGAGATGGCGAAGCGGTTCTCCAAGCAGCGGCTGGATGGGCTGATCGAGTCCACGCCGGCCTTGCGGGGCAAGGTCAAGGATCCGCGCTCGCGAGACAGCGGCAATACGGTGCTGATGAAGGAGTTTGCCGGCGGCGTGCTGATCCTGACGGGGGCGAATTCCGCCGTAGGACTGCGCAGCCTGCCCGCGAAATACGTGCTGGCCGACGAACTGGACGCCTGGCCGGCGGACGCCGACGGCGAAGGCGATCCGTTCACGCTGGCCTGCAAGCGGACGGTGGCTTTCGGCACGCAGCGGAAGATCTTCGCGGTATCGACGCCCACGATCGAGGGCCTGAGTCGCATTGAGGCGCTGTGGCTCCAGTCCGATCAGCGGCACTACTTCGTGCCATGCCCGCGGTGCGGATTCATGCAGCGTTTGACCTGGGACCGGCTCCGGTGGCCGGAGGGCCGACCGGACGAGGCGCGCTATCATTGCGTGGCCTGCGAGCATGCCATTGCGAACTACGAGAAGACCGAGATGCTTGCTGCTGGTGAGTGGCGCCCCAGCGCCGCCGGCGACGGACGCACGCGCGGCTACCGGCTCTCGGCGCTGTACTCGCCTGTGGGCTGGCCCGGCTGGCCGGACCTGGCCCGCGAGTTCCTGGAAGCGAAGAAGACGCGGGAGACCCTTCAGGTGTTCGTCAACACCGTGCTCGGCGAGACCTGGCGTGACGAGGCTGCGGTACCGCTCGAGGCCGATGCGCTGTACGCCCGCCGCGAGCCGTTTGCGGCGGAAGCGCCGGCCGGAGTGGCGCTGCTGACTGCCGGAGCGGACGTCCAGGCCGACCGGATCGAGTGCGAGGTCGTGGGTTGGGGCGCCGGCGAGGAGAGCTGGAGTCTGGGATATTTCGTGGTCTACGGCGACACCGGCCAGCCGGAGGTCTGGGCGGATCTGGACCGGCTGCTGGCGCGGCAGTGGAGCCATCAAAGCGGGCTGCTGCTGCCTGTAAGCGGGGCCTGCATCGATGCCGGCTTCGAGACCGCCACGGTGATCGAGTTCTGCTCTGCGCGGCGCGGGCGGAGGATCTGGGCGGTCAAGGGAGTGGCCGGCTTCGGCAAACCGATCTGGCCGCGGCGAGCGACAACTGGGGGGCGCAACCGCGGGGAAATGTTTCTGATCGGGGTCGACAGTGCCAAGGAGCGGGTGTACTCGCGGCTGCGCATCGAGCGGCCGGGCCCCGGCTACTGCCACTTCCCGCTCGACCGGGATCGTGACTGGTTCGACATGCTCGTCAGCGAACGCATCGTCGTCGAGCGCGGAGAACGGAAATTCTCCAAGCCGGCCGGCGTGCGCAATGAGGCGCTGGACGCGCGCGCCTATGCCACGGCGGCGCTGTTTTCGCTGTACATGAGTGGGTTGAAACTCGAGCAGTGGGCTCAAGCGCTGCAGGTCAGAGCGAGCGAAACGGAGCGCCCAGGCTCCTCGCAACAGGAGCAGACCATCAAGCCAGGGCCCAGGCGGCTCAGCCGTCCGGTGAGATTCCGTTTCAGAACCTGACATGGCTTACACGCAGGCTCAACTGGAAGCGCTTGAAGAGGCGCTCGCGAGCGGCATGCTCCGGGTGTCCTTCGAGGGCCGGAGCATGGAGTACCGGAGCATCGAGGAGCTGAAGAAGGCAATCGCGGAAGTGCGCGCGGCATTGGCGGCGCAGCAGGGCGCAGCCAAACGACGCGTGGTCAAGGTGTACACGGGCAAGGGATTCTGATGGGTTATTGGCGCAATGTGCTTCGGGCAGCTTTTGCTCCTCTGATCCGCGCTGGCGGTTACGAAGCAGCCTCAACGAGCTGGCGTCTGCGCGGCTGGAACGCTGGGAATGAGGGCGTCAATACGCTGATCCGCGCCGGGGGCGACGCCCTGCGGCGCCGTTCGCGCGACATCGTGCGCCGTAACGCCTGGGCCGCCAACGCTGTGGCTAGCTTTGTCGGCAATGCCGTTGGTACGGGCATCAAGCCGCAGTCGAAACACCCGGACCCGTCTGTCAAACGGCGATTGCAGGAATTGTGGCTGCGGTGGACGGACGAGGCGGATGCTCACGGATTGATGGACTTCTACGGATTGCAGTCTCTGGTCTGCCGCGCGGTCATTGAGGGAGGCGAGTGCATTGTGCGGCTGAGAAAGAGGCGGCCGGAAGACGGACTCACGGTGCCCTTGCAGTTGCAATTGCTGGAGCCCGAGCATCTGCCATTGGGCAAGAACGAGGACCTCCCGAATGGAAATGTGATCCGGGACGGCATCGAGTTCGACCAGATCGGCCGACGCGTCGCCTACTACCTTCTCCGCGAGCATCCCGGCGAACGAGTGATGCTCTCGGCCGCCGGCGACATTGCAAGGGTGCCCGCCGATCAAGTGCTCCATGTCTACTTACCCAAGCGGCCGGGCCAGCATCGTGGCGAACCATGGCTGGCGCAAGTCCTGGTGAAGCTGCATGAGCTCGATGAGTACGATGATGCAGAGCTCAAGCGCAAGAACATCGCGGCGCACATCACGGGCTTTCTGATCAGCCCCAATCCGCAAGATTCGCCTCTGGGGGCCGAAGGCGCTGAGACGGATGAGACGGGGGCGGCGCTGGAGGGTGTCGAGCCCGGGACGTTCCTCAAGCTTGATCCGGGAGAAGACGTCAAGTTCGCTGAGCCCACCGACGTTGGCGGCATGTACAGCGAATTCATGCGCACGCAGTTGCGTGCGATCGCCGCCGGGCTTGGGATCACCTATGAGCAACTCACTGGAGACCTGACGGGTGTGAACTACTCCTCGATCCGCGCCGGGTTGCTCGAATTCCGGCGACGCTGCGAGCAGTTCCAGCACCAGGTATTGGTCTACCAGTTCTGCCTGCCGGTATGGCGCGCATGGATCGAACAGGCGGTTCTGGCTGGCGTGATCCGCGCGCGAGACTTCGAGCGGCAGCGCGATGCATACCTCGATGTCGAATGGCGGCCGCCATCCTGGGCCTGGGTCGACCCGCTCAAGGACATGAATGCGGAAATCGCAGCCGTTCGCGCAGGCTTCAAGCCGCGCAGCGCGGTGATCAACGAGATGGGTTACGACGAGGAAGCTGTCGATCTGCAGATCGCCGCCGACAATGCGCGCGCTGATGCGCTAGGTCTTACGTTAGATAGCGATCCGCGCAAAACCAGAAGCAACGGCCAGCGCCAGAAACCGGCCTCCCCTGGGGAGCAGGCTGTCCCTGTCGATGGGCTTGATGAACAGCAGGAACTGATCCAATGAAATATCCGCATCTGGCATCCAGGATCCTCAATACGCCGCTGCTGATCGAACCGCGAAAACTGTCGGCCATCCTGGCCGTACTGAGTCCTCGCTTCGGCGGAGCCATCGATCCACCGCCGGTGGACGCCGCCTGGCTCTCAGAGCAGCGGAGCCGGGCGACATACTCGGTCACAGCCGATGGAGTTGCCGTGATCGATGTGTCAGGCACGCTCGTCAATCGCGCTTCGGGCTTGGAGGCGCAATCGGCCCTTACGTCGTACGAGCAGCTGGGCAACGAAATTCTCGACGCGGCGACCGACCCGCAGGTACGAGGCATCCTTTTGCGGATCGACAGTTACGGAGGCGAGGCAAACGGAGCTTGGGAAATTGCAGATCTGGTTGCCAGCGCAGCACGTGTCAAGCCTCTCTGGGCCGCCGCTGACGACTGGGCGCTCAGCGCTGCGTATCTGATTGCCACCGCAGCCCAGCGGATCTGGGTGACCCGCACGGCCGGCGTGGGCTCGATCGGCGTTATTGCGATGCATGTCGACCAGAGTCAGTGGGACGCACAGCAGGGACTCGCCTATACGACTGTATATGCAGGCGCACGCAAAAACGATTTCAATCCCCATGAACCACTTACAGACGAGGCGCGCGCTGTGCTCGAGCGCGAGGTGCTTCTCTTGTACGACATGTTCGTGGAGGCAGTGGCCCGGCGGCGCGGCATGAGTACGGATGCCGTGCGGCAAACCGAGGCAGGGATTTTTTACGGGCGAGATGCCGTCAGTCAGGGCTTGGCTGACAGGATCGGCTCGTTCCGCGAGGCGCTCGCGGAATTCAATGCGTTTATTCAAGGAGGTGCACGGATGAGTGGAGTGATTCAGGCCGGCGCGAGCCCGCCGGCCGGAGCGGGAATGGCTGGAACGAGCACAACCTCCAGCCAGGTGATCACGCCTCCGGCAGGCCCCCCTGTCGTTGTGGATCAACAAGCGGTCAATGCGGCCCGCGAGGCCGGATTTGAAGCGGCAGCCGAAATCGTCTCGCTGTGCGCGATCGCCGGGCGCCCTGCGCTGGCGGCTGAATTCATCGCGGAGCGGCTTCCGGCTGCCGAGGTGCGTAAGCGGCTCTTGGCGCTGCGCGCCGAGCAGGACGGACCGGAGATCAGATCCCATGTGCTGCCTCATGCCGCTGCGAACCCGCGAACCAGTCTGGATGACAACCCGGTCGTGCGCGCCTGCGCCCGGCTGGCAATGGAAGGAGGCAAATGAGAAATGCCCGTTCTGAATGAACAGAATCGCTTGGTCGACTGGCTCAAGTGGGAGGAGGACAACCTCTACAGCCGGGAGCAGGTGACCGTTGCATCAGGTCAGAACCTGAAAACCGGCACGGTTGTCGGCAGAATCACGTCAAGCGGCAAGATCACGCAGCTGGCCCCGGCGGCCAGCGATGGCTCCGAGAATGCTGCCGGTGTGCTTCTGTCTGATGTCGACGCAAGCGGGGGAGACAAGCCCGGCGTGATCATCGTGCGCGAGGCCATCGTTTCGTCGGCCGGCCTAGTCTGGCCGACTGGAATCACCGGCCCGCAGAAGGCTGAGGCTGTTGCGGAACTCAAAGCGCTGGGCATCATCGTGCGCGATGCGGCCTGAAGCACGGAGGAGTACAGCTCTATGACCAATCCCTTTGCAAACGATGCATTCAACATGGTGGCGCTTACCGCCGCCATCAACAAGCTGCCGAATCTATACGGCCGCCTGGAGCAGTTGAACCTCATGCCTGCCGAGGGCATCCGCACGCGCACTGTGGTGATCGAGGAGCAGAACGGCGTGCTAAATCTGCTGCCGACGCGGCCGGTCGGCGCTCCCGGCACCGTGGGCGTCACAGGCAAGCGCAAGGTGCGTTCGTTCGTTGTTCCGCACATCCCGCATGACGACGTCGTGCTGCCGGAAGAGGTGCAGGGTCTTCGCGCGTTCGGTTCAGAGAACGAGCTGGAGACAATCGCCAATCTGATGGCCCGCAAACTCCAGACGATGCGCAACAAGCATGCCATCACGCTCGAACATCTGCGGATGGGCGCGCTCAAGGGCGTGATCCTTGACGCCGACGGCTCGACGCTCTACAACCTCTATACGGAATTCGGCATTACTCCGAAGGTCGTCAATTTCGCTTTGACGAGCAATACGACCGAAGTTCTGACCAAAGTTCTCGAAGTGAAGCGTCACATCGAGGACAATCTGATGGGCGAGATCATGACAGGCGTGATGTGCCTGTGCTCGCCTGAGTTCTTCGATGCGCTCGTGACGCACCCGAAGGTGAAAGAGGCTTATCAGTTCTACCTGCGGACACAGCAGCTGGGCGAGGATTACAGGACCCGGTTCTACTTCGGCGGAGTGACGTTCGAGGAATACCGTGGCCAGGCGACTGATGCCAACGGGGTGGTGAGGCGGTTCATCGCAGAAGGCGAGGCGCATTTCTTCCCTGTCGGCACGGCCAACACGTTCCGGACCTTCTTCGCTCCGGCGGACTTCAACGAGACGGCGAGCACGATCGGGCTGCCGCTGTACGCCAAGCAGGAGCCGAGGAAGTTCGATCGCGGAACGGATCTGCACACGCAGTCGAACCCGCTGCCGATCTGCCTTCGGCCCGAAGTGCTGGTTCGCGCAACCAAGTCGTGATTCTGGCGTCATGGCGACTTGGGAAAACCAGTTGGCCAGGCTCAACGGCCGATGCGTCGATGTCTTCGGCCGCGACGTCATTTACGCTCCGGAATCTGGCGGAGAAATCGCCGTCCGTGCGATTGTGCGGCGAGGTCAGGAGGCGGAAGATGGCGTGCCGGGAGTCTACGCGGCCGCGTTCATGCGGCTGGCAGATCTTCCGGCTCCTCCGGTACGCGGCGATCAGGTCGACATTGACGGCTTCAGGTACCGAGTCTACGATATCGACGCCGATGGCTCGGGCGCAGTCGTGCTCCGGATGAGGCAGGCGTGATGCCTACAGTCCGTGTGTACCAAAAGCGTCAGCTGCGGCTCGACCTGCTCAACTTCCGGCAGCGGCAGATGTACGAGCTCGGCATGGTGGGCGTGGCGGCGGTCAAGCAGCGTCTGGCCGCCGCCCGCGGGCCAGAAGATCAGCCAGCCAGGCCACTCACCAAGCGCTATGCGATCTGGAAGACGCGCCAGGGCAAGGGCAACCGGCGCAATCTCTGGCTGACGGGTGACATGCTCACCAACTTTACTGTCCGCACGGTGAGCGAGAACCGCGCCAAGGCCAACGTCTCAACCCGCAAGGCTCGGATCAAGGCCTGGGCCAACCAGAAGCGCGAGGCGTGGATGGTCTTCTCGCCGGCAAACCGGCGGGCAGTGGTTGAAGCTGCTCAGAGGATGCTCGAGGCGATGAAACCGCGCCTGCTGCTCGAGCGGGCGCTCGGGGGGCGGCAATCATGATCAACCCGGCGGAGCTGGTGGATCGTCTGGTGAGCTTGCTCCGCGACATCCCGGAGCTCGTCGCAGAGATGGAAGGCAATGCCGAGCGCATCTTTGCCTACCACGATCAGTACCCGAAGCGATCGAGCCTGGTCCAAGCGATCCACGACATGCCGGTGCCGGCAATCATGGCCGTTTGGCAAGGCACGAGCCCTGGTTCGTTCGGCGGCGGGGACGTCTGGGTTCACCGGTTGGCGCTGTACCTGAGAGCGCGGGAGACCTTCGAGGGCGATCCTCCCACGTCCTACTACCGGTTATTCCGCCTGATTACACGCGGAGTGCCTGTGTCGGCCGGACTGCCCATGCTGTACGCGACCGTACATCCCGACTGCTACCCGATGGACGTGCCTGCGATCGAGCGGCAGACCGACGCCGAGGGCCTCGACTACTTCGAGGTCAGCCTCAGCTTCCGGGAGATGGGAGATGAATGAAATGGTGCTGATGATCTCGCCCGATGGCGAGCAGCGGACAGTGGACGCGGCGCCGGCCGCCCTGGTTCCGCTGATGATCCGCGGCTGGCGACAAGCGACTGACGAGGAGGTGACGGATGCCCGTCCGGATGCAGGAGATCAGGATCTGCTTCGGGTTCCGCAAGCAGACTGACATCGGGACGCCCAATTCGGCTGCAAACATGTGGCAGCTGCGCAAACTCAACCCGCAGTTTGCCAACCCGCGGCTGAATACCGAAAACGACGCGCTCGAGTACGGCAAGGGCCACGAGTTCGCCGTGCAGAGTTTCGCCACAGCCTGGGAGACGGCCGGCACGCTAGAGAAATACTTGACGGCTGAGTTCGCCGCCTGGGCGATGGCCTTCGGCTTGGGCAAGGTGGTCAAGAGCGGGACCTCGCCCAATTTCACGTACACCTGCACGCCGCTTATTCCGGCCAACGGCGACCCGGACGAGCCGCCGTATTTCAGCCTTGTCGAGCAGATCCGGCCGGGGGCGAACGCGGTGCTTGACCGCCTGATGGTCGGATGCGCTGTGAACTCGTGGACGCTCCAGGTCTCCAAGGGCCCAGGGCGCGACAACGCGAAGCTCAGCGTCGAATTCCTCGGCTCGGGCAAGTATGTCGAGCCCAGCTCGATCACCATGCCATCCCCGACCGTGGAGAAGCTCATCATGTCGGCCTCGCTGGCGCTCTCGGTGCACGGGACCGACTATGTCGCCAGCAAGCGCATCGTCTCGCTCGAGGCCGGCTGGAACAACAATCTGATGCGCGACTATTACCCTGGCTCCGGCTTCCAGTCCTCGGGCGATCCGACCAGCGGTGCCATCGCTGGCCGGCTGCTGCTCGGCAACCGGCAGGCGACGCTTCGCTTCGTGGCGCTGTTCGAAGCCGGCGCGCAGGAGCTGACGAGGTTACGCAACCAGTCGACCGGAACGGCGGTGATCTCGCTCAGCCATAACACGAACAACTCGCTCGAGCTTACCTTCCACAAAGTCGCTTTCGCCTCAGTCGAGGTGGGCGAGACCGACGGCTTCGTGACTGTAGCGGCCGAATGCACGCCCATGTGGGACGACACAAACGGCGTGCTATCCGCAGTGGCCAAGTGCAATGTGGACAACATCGGGCAGTAAGTCATGTTCGACTCAAGCCAGACGATTCAGGTGAAAGTGCGCACGGCGGACGGCATCAAAGCGATCCGCGTGCGCTTTCCTACCGACGAGGAGTGGATAGAGCGCCAGCGAGGGCGCAAGCTGATCATCAAGCACTTGGGCCGCGGCGTCACCGAGACTGTGGTGGCCGGCGGCGAAGAGGCTGATGCCGAGCTGCTTGCCAGGATCCGCGATGGCGAGGGGCCGGAGGTCGACCACTTCGAGGCCAGCCGCATCATCGAGCAGCTCGCGCAGGCGGACGTGGACGAAGTGGTACGGGAGGGCGACGCTTTCCGCGTCGTGCTGCGGGTGCTTGGCGGCACGGTGGCGCACCTGCTACGCATGCCGTCGGCCAAAGACGTGATCGAGTACCGGCGCCGGTTTGCGCGCGTGCTCGATCTGCCCTACGGCAAGCAGGAGCTGCGGGTGAATCTGGAGGCTGCTGGCGAACTGTATCAGAAGCTGCTGCTGTCGGCGGATGGCTACACTGGTGCGATCCCCATCGTACATCAGGCGGTCGCTGTAAAGGCCGCCATTGATGAGCTGGATGCACTTTTGGCTGGAGATGGCGACCCAAACTGACGCCGGACCAGTGGCCGGAGCGCCCATCGCTGCGGTTCCTCGTCCACTGGTCCCTCCGCCGCGCCGAGCTGTGCGATCCGAGACTCTGCCCGGACGCGCCCGACGATGGCGGCCGCTGTGATCACTGCCCGCTGGATCGGCTGGAGGCCGCCGAGCATTCCGCGTCCGGGGAGTTGCTCCGGCGCACGCTCGATCTCAGGGCGGCGCTGAAGATCGGCCTCCACATCGGCCTCGACGACATCAGGGCGGACGAATTTGAGGCACTGCTGGTAGTGGAAGACGAAATTTCGCTCTGGGAGAGAGAGCGAGCCCATGGCGGCACCGGCGCAAGCTCCCACGATCCGTAAGCGTGGGCCATCTCGCGCCCTGCGGCTTGTCCGCGAACGTCTTGCAGATCCTACATGGCAACCGACGATTGTCTCGCCCAAAACACCACGTGCTCCCGAGCTGCCTTACGAGGAGTTCTGTCCTGGAGCATTGGCTGACGAGCGGTGCAGGCACTGTGCTGGCAGCGGTATCAGAACCACACTGGTGCGCCTTAAGCAGGATATCTGTTCATGCGTGTACCGCGCGATTGCCCGCCGTTGCGCGTGGGAATTCAAAGTCATCGAGTCCATTCCGCAGCCAGTTCCGCGGAGACGCCGCGGAGGCACATGGTTCGATTGGCCGCGCCACGAATGGGCCGCGGATTTCTGGATGCTCGTCACACGGACATTGCCAGATTGGCGGGATCGTGCCGTCTGGGTAGGCATGCGAATACGCGATCTGCAATGGCAGCACATTGCTCCAATCGCGGGGTTGGACCGAGGCATGGTGTTCCATCGGCTGTACAGGGCCGACGAGCTGATCGGGGAAGCCGTCGCGTGGGTCAGGCCGTACGCCCTATGGACTCCGAGGATGTACTGTGGCTGACAACAAGCTCGAGCTGGTCGTTGAGGTAGACACCAGGCAGGCGAACGCCTCAATCAAGAGCGTCAACGCCAGCCTGTCGTCGATGGAGCAGGCTGCCGTGCGCTCTGCCCGTGGAGCAACGCAGGTCATTGATGGCATGACCGCATCGATGGCCAAGGCGGTGGCCGCCGGCCAGCTGATCTATGGTGCTCTCGCCTCTGCGGCCCGCGCCCTGCGCGACATGACGTTCGGGGCCGTCCATACGCAGGATCAGCTGGGCAAAACCGCTCAGCGCATCGGCATGAGCGTGGAGGCGCTCAGTGCCATGCGGCACGCGGCTGAGCTGTCCGATGTCTCGATGGACCAGCTGACCAGCTCGCTCGCGCGATTCTCTCGCAACATCGCCAGTGGATCGACGGCGTTAGATGCGCTGGGAGTGGCCGTCCGCCGCTCCGACGGCACGACGCGCGAGATGGACGCCATTCTGTCTGATGTGGCCGATCGCTTCGGATCGATGCCGGACGGAGTCCAAAAGACCGCCCTGGCCATTGAGCTGTTCGGCCGTAGCGGCGCGCAGCTGATTCCGCTGCTCAACCAGGGCGCCGGCGGGCTGGCTGAGATGGCGCGCGAGGCGCGCGAGCTGGGGCGCGTCATCGACACGGAGACGGCGCGCCGCGCCGAGGAGCTCAACGACAACATCACGCGCCTCAAAGGCGCCGCCGAAGGGCTGGCGTTCGAGCTCGCACGGCAGCTCGTACCGCGCGCCGTTGATGCCACGCAGGCTGTGCTCCGATGGGTGCGGGACGGCGGACTGGACCGGCTGGCCGGCTATCTCCGCGAGGCCGCCGAGTGGGCGCGCAACATCGGAGTCTGGATCGTGCAATATGCAGTTGTCAAAAACGTGCTGGATCTGGCTGCGGCGATGAGGTCTGCGTCGATCGCCGCCGGCGGCCTGAGCGCTGCTATGGCAGCCAATCCATGGGGGCTCGCCGCAGCAGGTGTTGCGACGCTTGGGGTAGTGCTCTGGCGCGAAAAGCAACGCCTGGATGAGTACCAGGAATCGATGAGTCGCGCGGCTGAGAAGGCCGCGCTGATGCGTGCCATCTCGGAAGGCGCGACGCTGGATCAGCTCAAGGCTCAGGGCTATGCCGAGGATGCCATCCGCCGGGCAATCGGAGCGCCCGCGCAGGCCGCCGAGACAGCCAGGCGCAGCCTGCAGTTTGACATGGAGGACGTCGAGGCGCTACAGGAGCAGCGGCGCAGGGCGGCCGAGGCAGAACGACGGGCCGCCGACCTGCTCCGGCAGGCGCGCGAGGGGGAATTGTCCGGCGTGGCGCGCGTTGTTGCCGAGTACCGGCGCTACCGGGAGGAGCTTGGGCTGAGCTCGCGAGCGCAGCGGGATCTGGCCGCGGCCGCCGAGATCCGCGTCCGCGCTGAGCTGGAGGCAGAGCGCCGCAAGAGCGCGGAGCTGGCATCGGCAGAGGCGGAGCGCATTGCAGACCTGCGCCGGCGAGCGCTCGCGGACCAGATGCGTGCGCAGATCGAGTTCGAAGAGGAGACGTTGTCGCGCGGCATCGAGACAGCCCGCGAGCGGCTGCGCTACGAGGAGACCGTGGCAGCACAGATCCGCGATGCCAGGCTGCGCGAGCTCGATCTTGTTGATGCGCGCACGGCAGAGCAACAGGTGGCGGTGCAGTCAGAGCGCCTCCGGATCGAGGAAGAGTTTTTGCTCAAGCGCTTCGCTCTTCGCGCCGATGAGCTGCGCCGCGAGTCTGAGCTCGAGATCGCCACGATGGAGGCGATCGCACGCGCGCGTGGCATCACCGAAGAGCAAATCGCCGCGAGGCGCGATGCGATTCTGCGCGATTACGCCGAGCGCGCACGACAGCTTGAGGCCGATACCCAGGCGGCGATCGATGCGGCGCGCCAGAGCACAGCAGTCCGGCAGGTGCAGATCGTGCGCGACCAGAACCAGCGCATGTTCGACTCGTTCAAGCGCCAGGCCGAGGGCATTTTTGACGCGCTGCTTACAAGGTCGCAGTCCGTCTGGTCGGCCATCGGCGACTCTCTGAAGACCGCACTGCTGACGGCCCTCAAAGAAGTGGTGACATCGCGCATTGCGGCAATGTTGATGCAGCTGTTCGCTGGCCTGCGGATGCCTGTCGGCAGGACAGCAGGCATCGCGATGATGCCTGCGCCAGTGCTGGCCGGCGGAGGAGGCATGATCCCATATGGCGCTGCCGGAGGCATGGGAACGCCGCCGTTTGTTCCCGGCAGCGGCGGCTGGTCGGGCGGCGTGGGCAGCCTGCTTGGAGCAGGGCTCCTCAACATGGCCACCATCGGCGGTATGGGGCTCATGCTTGGCGGGCTGGCGCGCGGTAATGCTACGTTGACAATTCTCGGCTCATCTTTAGGGCTGGCGCGCGTCGGGATCATGGGCACGCAGCTGGGCATGCTCGGCGGCGCGGGCGCCGGGATTATGGCAGCTGGCCTGCAGCGCGGCGGCTGGAGCGGCTTCGGCATGAGCGTCGGCGGCGGCGCCGTTCTGGGCTGGCAGTTCGGCGGGCCTCTGGGCGCGGTGATCGGCGCTGGGATTGGAGCCGTCGCCGGGCTGGTGCGGCTGTTCGTCAAGGGTGCACAGGAAAAGGCCCGTGAAAAGATCCGCGCCACTTACGGCGTCGACATCCGCGAGCGCAACATCCTCTCCGAGATCGTGGCCATCGCCAAGCAGGGATTCGGCGGCAACCTCGACATGGCCATTCGTAGTCCGCAGATCCGCGATCTGATCGAACTGTACGCGCTCTCCACCGGCCAAAGCACTTCGGGCCTCCCGGCAACCGTACGCCCGGTGTTGCTCCTGCAGCAAGGAGGCGGGCTGTTCCAATCGAGTTCCGGCGGCTTGGCTCTCGATCGAATCGGAGGCGGCGCGCCGTCGTCCGCGGCAGCTCCCATGGTCATCAACATCACCGTGCCGGGAGCGAAGGAGTTCTTCGAGAAGGAAACGGTGCGTGTGGTGGTTGAGAACCCACGAGCGGTGCAATCGGCGGCGATGACCGCGACCAAGGCCAGCGCCGGCCGCCGCGAGATGACCGGGCTGCAACTGAGTCCAGGATTGATCTTGTCATGACAGACATCTGGAGAATCTGCAAACTCGCTGGTGCAGCCGTGATTTCGTTCATTTGGGGGCTGCATGCGGTGATTCAACTGCTTCTGTATGGAATGGCGATCGACATCGCCACTGGAGTGATCGCCGGATGGGTGGAGGGGCGCATCTCATCGGATGTCAGCCGCCGTGGCATCGGCCGCAAGGTTCTCATTTTGCTCGGGGTAGCGGCTGCCGAGATAGCCAGCAGGCACGTCGACATCGAGATATCTGTGCCATGGGGCGGCAGCTGGAGCCTCGGCGCGGCTGTGGCCGGCTACTATTGCATTCACGAGGCCATCAGCATCGTAGAAAACATGCATCGAGCCGGAGTGCCACTGCCGCCATTTGTCACAGATCGTCTGGAGCAACTGCGCCAGGTGGCGGACGAGTCGGAGGTGTCACATGTTCAGCGCCCTCATTGATCGCGTGAAAAAACTGTTTGGGTCCCTCGGAGCGGCAATCAGTATTGGAGTCCGCGAGGTGAGTCCGTACCTGCCGGCCATTTACGAGCTGGTGCGCCGCGCCGCCGAGCTCACGCCGACACGCTCCGATGATGAGCTGATTCGTGCGATGGATGAGCTGGGCGGGCCTACCGTTTTCGATGCGAGGACGCCGCCGGCAGAACGCGGCCGCATCGTGGCCGAGATCGTGCTTGCGGCCGCTATGGCGAGATGGCCGCAGGTGCCCGAGCGGCGACTGCGCCGCGCCATTGAACTCGCTTATGGAGCGCTGCGGCCATGACGAGGGCAGAGCTCATCGACCGCATCGCCAGGGCGATCGCCGAGATGGAAGGTTTCTATGTCGATGCGGCAAAACCAACCCTTGCCCAGAGGAATGCAAACCCGGGCAACATCCGGCAGTGGCGCGACGCGCGCGGCCGGCCGTATGCCACTCATCGCGGTTACGTGGACTTCGTCGCGTGGGCGTCCGAGCGGTATCCAGGCGCGTCGCATGAGGAGATCAGCAGGCGCGCGCTGGACGAAGGCTGGCGCGTGCTGCGCGCGCTCGTAGGGCAGTACATCGACGGGCGGTATACCGATGGCAAGCCGCCGACGATCGCGGAAATGTTCCGCCGATATGCGCCGGCGCACGACAGCAATGATCCGCAGTCCTACGCGGCGTTCGTGGCGCGGCGGCTCGGTGTGCCGCCTACGATGCGCCTGATCGATCTGGTGACAGCATGAGGTGGCTTATCGCAGCATGCTGCGTCGCTGTCTGCTGGCTCATCGTGGAGTGCGCTCTCACGGTGCGCGCCGCGCGCCGCGCGGCCGATGATGCCGTAATGCTGATCGACTGGCACGCTGCTGAGATCGAGCGCCGAGCTGACGAGCGACTGGGCGACGCGATCACCATGCTCGACCGCAGACTCGCCAGCATCGAGCAGCGCGCAGACGCCAGGCTGGCTGGCGCCGTCGCGTCGTCCGAGCGTCAGGTTGCCTCTGCGGTGGAGCGCGCCGATGCGCGGCTGGCTGAAACGCTCGCTGAGGTGCGCGCGCTGAGCTCCGAAGCGCAAGCCACAGTTGCGGAGGCGCGCGCGCTGATCGCCGATGCCAGGCCAGGCGTGCAGGCGTGGAGCAGCCTCAGCCCGCATCTGGCCGCCAATGCGCTGGGCGCTGTTGCGGCGATCAAAATCACTGCCGGTCAGGCGGCGCACACCATGCGCGAGATCGAACGAGCCACGCCTGATATCGTTGCGTCCCTCGAGGCGTCCGCGCTAGCGAGCCAGCAGGCTGCGCAGTCAGCCGCGCAGACGAGCCAGAATCTGGCTGTGATCACCAAGCCCGGGCCCCGTTGGCTGCGTTATCTCGGGCTCGGTCTTGGGGTGGCGGCACCCGCCGCGCAAACTGCGCTGCCGTTCGTAATACGGCGCGCAGAATTGAGGTGACGCAATGCCTGGCTTAGTCCAGCACGCGGCGCCAATGACCGTCATGCCGGCGAGCCTTTCTCGCGCATTCATGCACGCGCGTGAATATCCTGTCCTCGAGAACGAGTACCGCAACGGCGAATCGCAGCGGTCTGTGCAGGCCACCAACAGCCGCAAGCGCTGGCGGCTGGCCAAGCGGCTGACTCCGGCGCAACTCGCGGCCCTCCGCGATTTCCACGACGCCCGCAAGGGCCCGGCTGAGCCGTTCTATTTCTACGACCCGTACGAGACCATCCCGAAGTTCTCACATGATCCCACAGGCCAGGCCGTCGCTGGACGGTATACGGTGAGGTTCGCCAGCATGTGGGAGCAGTCGGCGACTCTGTCACGCGCAGATGTGGCCATCGAGATTGTGGAGGTTGCATGAAACTGCTGCTGCTGGGCTTGATTGCTGTTTCAGCGCAGTGCCAGACGCTCATCCAGGACACCATCTACGCAGGCACTGTGCCTTTCCGCGGTCGCATCGTCATTATCGGCCCTGACATGACAACCGCCAGCGGCCGAACCGTCGTCCGCTCCCGTCAGGAACTCACCATCGAAAACGGCACCATCCAAATCAGTCTTGAGCCGAATGACGGGGCCGCACCTGCCAACACTTTTTACGTTGTGCAGTACTTCCCGCGCGGCGGCAACAACTGGTCGGAGCAGTGGATTGTTCCGACCAGCGAGAGTCCGCTCAAGGTCCATCAGGTCCGCGTGATCAGGTCGGGCGGTCTCTGGCCTGTGCCGCCGCCTCAGCAGCAGCTGCCAGGTTTTGCCGATAGCGAGGTGCCAGTCGGGGCAGTAGATGGAACAAACAGGACCTTCCAGCTCTCATTCTCGCCATCTCCGCCAAACAGCCTCATCCTGACGCGAAACGGGCTGGTGATGAAACGCGGCCTCGATTACTCGCTGTCAGGCAAGACCATCACGTTCATCGTCGAGCAGACGCCACAGGTAGGCGACATCATCCTCGCCTGGTACCGCTATTGACATGCCCGACTACATCGGCAACGTTCCCGTGCCTGACATTGTGCCGAGCGGAACGTTTCCACTAGTACCTGACTATCCGCTCGAGGTGCGGCGCGACTTCGGGGTCGTTGTCCACCAGTTCGGCTCCGGCAACGCCAAGATCGAGCAGCGCTTTCTCCTCGGCACCGGTGCCCGCCGCTTCACCATTCGCAAACAGTGGCTGCGCGACGCCGACCGGATCGCCCTGCGCAATTTCTGGGAGGCGAAGTACGGCCCCTACGGGGCTTTCACCTACAACGCGCCGAACGACAACGGTCTCGGCACCACGCCCGTCATCTGCCGCTTCGCCAACGAGCCTCTTTCCTGGGAAATGGTCGCCGACTGGGCCTGCTCGCTCGGCGTGACGCTGGTCGAGATCCCCCAGACCAGCCCATCGTATCCGCTGAACCAGACCGTCAACCGCTTCCCGCCCGCAGCGCTCCAGACGGCGCTGCTCTCGCAGGTCCAGGAGATCATCCCCCTCGTCCGCATCCAGCCGCTCGAACCAGGCTATCCGGCCATCCACGTCTCCGACCGCCGCTGCACCATCGGTGGTCAACTCTATCAGGCCCGCTTGCTTGAGTTCGACGGCATCTCGCAATCCATCGGCAACGAATCCGACGAGGCCCAGTTCACCTTCGGCAACGCCGACCGCGTGATGCGCGATCTAGCCAACGATGTCGATCTCTTCCGGGCCGAGATCGCCTTCAGCCTGTTCCACGTCGGCACCGGGATCAAGCTCGATCTCTGGAAGGGAAACATCGTGAACTGGACCTGTGATGCCGGCCCGGAGTTCCGGGTCACCGCCGCCGACGGTCTCTACGAGCTGAACCTGCCCTACCCGACGCGCAAGATCTCCCGCACCTGCTGGAAGCCGTTCAATTCCGCGGCATGCCCGTTCGCCGAGCAGGGCGCGCTCGACTTGGTCCACTTCCCCGAGGCCGATCCCACGCGCTGTGACAAGGGCTTCGACACGCCCAACGGCTGCCGGGCGCACGGCATGAACGACTACTTCGGCGGCATCATCGCCAAGCCGCAGGGCGTGCGCATCAAGGACAACTCGACCGGCGTGTGGGGCTTCGGCCGCTCGACGCTCACCTCTGTGTCGCTCGTCGCGGATTCGATTTACGATCAGGTGGTACCTGAGATCTACACAGACTCGCCGATGCCCGTGAACTGCAAAATTGCCATGGGCCGCGACGAGAGCGACTTCTACGCAGCGGTGGGCATCGTGGGCGAAGGTCCGCTGGGCTCCTACGGCACGGGCCACAAGCTTGACGGGCAGTACCATCACGGCTACCCAGGCTCGCTTGGACTGCTCGAAAATCTTGGCCCGGATCCCAACCCGACGCCATTCGGCTTTGACACTGATGCGCCGGTCATTGCCGAGCGCGCCGCCGGCACTGCTTTCGTCATGATCCGGCGCGCCGACGCCAAGGGTCTCCAGCTGTCACGCCTGAGCGAGCACGCCATGGAGGCCGTGGTCGCACAAGGGCTGGGCGGATGGACATGGATGGCGCCGGGACACAGATCGTGGCAGCCTGGTCTGACCAACCCGATCTGGATCGCGGTCAATATGCTGCTGCGCGCTCGAGGCCTGCGCCTGGGCGCTGGCGCCACCACTCAGCAACTCGACTTCGCAGAGACTCTGTTTGACGTGGAGGCTGCCATTGCGGCGGCCGCAATCTGCGACCAGCAGGTCAGCAAGCTGGTCGGCACAGGCACGGAGACTCAGTTCAAGTTCCGCGGCGTGCTTCAGGAAGAGAAGCCGCTGCGCGACTGGCTCCAGGAAGTGCTGATGAACTGCCTTGGCTACTACACCTTCGCCAACGGCAAGCTCAAACTCGGCGTCCGCGTGAACTCCTCGGCAGTCGAGGCCTTCACCGAAGGCAACATCCTCTTTCGCAGCCTCCAACTCGCGCCGCTGAAACCATCATTCAATCATTTGACGGCGAACTTCGCCGACGAGGACTTCGAGTTCGTCGCCAACTCCATCTCGCTCTAAGATATCGACCATGCCACGCTCATCGGCGGCGGAGCCGGCCCGCTGTTCCTGAAGTCGACGGTGAATCTCTCCGGCACAGCGTCGAAGTCGCAGGCAGCCCGGATCATCACCGTCCGCCTGCGAGAGGAGTTGGGCGGCATCACCCCGGAAGAATGGAAGAAGGCGCGCCAGATCGGCTTCCGTACCACGGTACTTGCGCTCAACACCGAACCCGGCATGGTGTGCTCAATGACCCATCCGGACATGCCGGGCGGCTCGGGCGAGTTCCGCGTGACCAGCTGGCGGCTCAACCGCGACTACTCGATCGACATCCAGGGCCGCACCACCACGGACTCGATGTACGACCTGGTCGCCGGTCCGAAGCCCGCCGACATTGTGCCCGAGCCGCCAACGGAGGAAGTGCATATCGACACAGGCGTACCAGGCGTGTTGACTGGCACTCCAATGGTTGGCGATTATGGGCGGTTCGTACTGGATAACATCGACGTCCTGCCCGATGCGTCGGGCAACCGCAACATCGTCGGAGCCCGTGAGATCACGCTCGCGCTGTACTACGTCGACGAGTTGCGTACAGATTTGTGGGGCTTGACCGACTTGGACATGGACGACAGCGCCGCGACGGTGGACATGTATTGCACCGTCACTCCAGACACGAGCCAGGTCTTCCGCGTAGGCGACTTTATCATCTTCAACGATGAGGCGGCAGATGCGAACAATCCAGGCCAAAGATCGTATGAGGTCGCACAGATCGTCGGTCCTGGCAATGATGGGGACGTCGTGCCCACAGGCACATTCGTATTCCGGCGAGGCGATGGTGCAGATGGGTTGTTTGGCACGACAAAGTGTGCGCATCTCGGAGGCGTCCGCTTCTACAAGCTTGACCAGAAGACGTTCACATATAGTGTGAAGAAGGGCTTCTTCCGCACGCCGGGCCTGCCGGCACGGATCGAAGCGGAGCTGCCCAGCGCCTGCATCGTTGCGGCTGTAGCCGCAGTCGCGAATCAATTTGGTTACGGCCCAATCGCCACCTGGTCGCTGTGCCGCCACAACGAGCCATACATGCCCGGCCTTCGGACCTGCAACGGCGGCGCCTACACCTTTCAGGTCCCAGGCCCGCTCACCGTTCAGGAGAACGTCGTGATCCCGATGAAGGTGCAGGACGCCGCCTCGATCCGCTGCATCTACGCTTATCTCCAGCAGGGCACGACAGACGGTAACGTCTCTATCCTCGTCAAGCGCAGCCGCGACCGCGGTGAGACATGGGAGCCGCTTGAGCTGATGGGTATACCGGCACACACTCCAGAGCCATATACGACCAGCTACGATGCCCTTGTGGCTGCAGGATATGGCACTCCATCGTCGCGACGGCTGCCGTATGCCGACTATGGCCTCGCACTGGCCCAAGATGTGAATGCGGATCCTGGCAATCTGCAAACCGTGGCAACGAGCAGCTACGGTGCAAACCAGCTGGGCCTGAGCCAATGGTCAGGGATCCATATAGATCCCGGCGGTCCGCACGAGGAATATACATACGTGTGGGCTGCGGATCCTGTCAATCAGACCATCACAGCCATCTTCAGGAGAAATCACAGCGCAGGAGAGCGTATCCGCCCGACCATCTGGCCGACGCCGGTGCTACATGAAGAGGATGACTTGGCTTTCGACGTGCTGGCCGTGGGATCCCCCAATCCGGGACACGACCTCACTCTGGTGATTCAGACCTAG